CGCTCCTCGTCGCCGGAGGCGAGCGTCACGATCTGGGTGCGCCGCTCCGGTCCGCCGCGGGCGCCGCGGCCGATGTCGTCCGGAAACCGGACCTCGTGGAAGGCCATGGTGCTTCTCCCTGTGTCAGGTCTCTTCGGATCGTGGTCCCGCCGGTCGGATCGCCGCCCGCAGAGCCCCCACCCGCATGCGGGCGGGCCGCGTCGCCCTCAGAGCCCGCGGCGGCCGAGGGCGACGGCGCGGGCGATGTCGCTCGCCACCTGCGTGCGCGACTGGCGGAAGCTCTCGGCGTCGCGGGTCATGATCGTGATGTTCACGCTGGGGGCGGCGGCGGAACCGGCGAACGCCCGGCCCTGCTCCCATGCCTCGCGCCGCGAGAGCACCCGCTCGCCGCGCTGCAGGATGGCAGGTACCTCGTCCGGCGCGACCCCGGCCCAGCCGCCGGCATGCAGCCGCGGGGCGGCGAGGAAGGCGGCCGCGGGTACGAGCCGCTGCGGGCCATCCGCGCCGACGACGCCACCGCCATGCAGCACGCTGGCGGAGACGGCACTGCTGGCGCCGAACGCACCCCCGAACGCACCGCTCAGCGCACCGCTCAGCGCGGTGGCGATCGGCCCGAGCAGGAAGCGCCGGGCGCCGAGCTGCGCGAGATCGGCGATCATCGAGGTCACGAGATCGCGGAAGTCGAGCTTGCCCGACCGCACGAAGTCGCCGACCGCGGTCTCGGCCGAGCGGAAGGCGCCGACGAGGCTCTGGCCGACATCGCCACCGACATCGCGGGCGCGGGTCGCATAGTCGGCGAGCGCCACGGTGACGACCTCCCAGCCGGTTGCGGCTGCGTTGGCAGCCGCCGCGCTTGCGGCTCCGACTTCCTTCAGCGCCGTTGACGCCTCCGCAGCCGCCGTGCCGGCCCCGCGCGCGGCCCCACCCGCACCCCGGGCGGCGGTCTCCGCGCCCTCGAAGGCATCGGCGACGCGGGTCGCAGCGGCACCCGCACCGGCGAGCGCATCCTCGCTCTCCGCGCCGCTGCGGGCGACCGCATCCGAGAGCGCATCGACAGAAGTCCGCACGCCGTCGAAGGCGCCGGCGAGCGTGGCGCTCGCGCGCGCCCGGAAGCCCTCGGCCGAGCGTTCGGCGCGCAGGATCGCCCCGTCGAAGGACGAGACCCAGGCGGCCGTGCCCATCGCATCGATCCCGAAGTCCGCGCCGATCGCGCCGGCCACCCGGTTGAGGGTCGGCGCGATCGTCCCGAGGAAGTCGGCCCATTTGCCCCCGAGAAACTTCATCACCTGCAGCCAGATCGCCTGCACCTCGGCGCCGATCGCGCGGAAGCTGTCGACAAAGGCGGACGCGGAGGCCCCGATCGCCTCCCAGACCGCCCGCGCGACCTCGCCCATCAGACCGAGTGCGGCGCCGAAGTCTCCGGCGCCGGAGACAAGCCGACCGAACTGGTAGACCAGTTCGCCCGCACCGACGATCAGCGCGCCGATCCCGGTTCGGAGGATCGCGCCGCGCAGAAGCACGAGCGCCGTCGCGAGCCCGCGCACCGAGACGGCGGCCGCAACGAGCCCCGCGACCCAGCGCCCGGCCATCACGCCGGCGAAGGTGGCCGCGTAGGCGGCAAGCCGGCCGATGTTCTCGAAGAGCCCGCGGATCGCGATGCCCAGCGGACCCGTACGGCTGGCCAGTGCCGCCATTGCATCCGCAACGGCTTCCAGCGCAGGGGCTGCGGCAACGGCAAGCTGGTTCGAGAGCCCGCGCCAGATCAGCCCGAGCCGGGAGAGCGCATCGTTCGTCCGTTCGATCCGGTCCGCATCCTGCTCCGAGACGACAACTCCGAAGGCAAGCACGTCCTCCGTCGCCTGGCGTAGCGTCGCGGTGTCGATCCGCGACATGGCGATGGAACCTTCCTCGCCGAAAAGCTGACCCGCGACGGCGGCGCGTTCGGCGGCAGGCACGAAGCTCTCGATGGCCGCGTTGATCGCGCCCACACGCTGGTCAAGCGGCAGCGCGAGCAGGCCGGCGGCAGAGAGCCCAAGCCGGTCCAGCGCATCGGCGGCCGGGCCGGTCCCGGCGGCTGCCTGACTGAGACGGCGCGTCAGATCCTTGGTGGCCTGCTCGATGCCGGACATGGAAACGCCCGCCAACTCGCCCGCGCGCTCCAGCGTCTGGATCGAGGCGACGGTGGTGCCGAGCGACTGCGCGAGCTTCGCCTGCGCATCGACCGTTTGCAGGCCGGAGCGGATCATCGCCACGCCAGCAGCGGCGGCAGCTGCCACGGCGGCAGCAGCGGCCACGCGCACCCGGCGGGAGAAGGCCGCAAGCCGGGCGTTGGCTGCTTCCATCTCGCGGCCGAGCCGGCCGAAGCCGCGTGACCCCGCTTCGCCCACGCCCTCCAGTTCGGCGCGCACCTGTCGCCCGCCCACGGCCGCAAGGCGGACTGACACACGCTTTTCAGCCATCGGGGCGTTCCATCTGTTCGTTGAGCCGGCGCACCATCACCGCCTCGATCACGGGCAGAAGTTCGGCCATGGCGAGCGGTGGCACGCAGAGCGCATCTCCGAGCGCGAGAGCAGCAGCCAGATCCCAACCGATCACCGCGCCGGGCAGCACGCGCAGCTGTCCACCGAGGCGGCCGACGAGGTCCCAGACCTGCCAGCCCTCTTGGGTCAGCGGCCGGTTCGCGCGACCCGGGCAGTCCGGGCACGACCCTTCGCAGGCGTCACAGTAGCGCGCGCCCCCGCCGAAGGACCATTCGGCGAGAGCGCGGAGGCGTTTTTTTCCTGTTCCAGCAGCAGGCCCTTCGAGACGTAGCTCAGCTGGAACGCCTCGAAGATCGGCCAGACATCGAGCAGCGCGTCGATGGCCGCGGGGCTCGGGTCGATCATGTTGCCCTCGGCGTCGCCGATGCCCTCCCAGGCGAGCACCGCCCGGCGGGCCAGCGCCTTGGCGAAGGCGACTGCGCGCTCCTCGTCGGAGGCCTCCTCCGGTACAACCTCGACCGTCGCATCGCTGCGCGTCGCCATCATCAGCGCGGTGGTCAGCGGGCGCAGTTGCAACCGCACGCCGTGGCCGAGATCGAGCCAGCGCGGGTCAGTCGCGAGATCAAGTCTGAGCATGTCGTGGTTTCTCCTTGCGGGATGTTCGGCCGGTACCGGCCAGGCGGCGCACGGCGGAGCGCGGGGGGAACATGACGCAAACCGGCCCTTCCCGGACGGCCGGGAATGACGCAGTCTCCTCTCGACCGGCAGACCGCCGTCATCGCGTCCGCAGGACGGGCCGATTGACGTGGCCCGGGTCGCGGCATCGCCACGGTGGCGGGACGCGCAGCCCGTGCGCAGGGACCTTGAAGGAGACCGCATTCTCACGATCCCCAATCTGTTGTCGTTCTACAGGCTCGCAGCCGCGCCCGTGGCGGTGTGGATGGCGCTCGTGGGATGGCGCGACGCCTTCTTCGTCCTCGTCATCATCAGCCTCGTCAGCGATCTCGTGGATGGCCCGATCGCCCGCTTGCTCGGTCAGGGATCGGCGATCGGCGCAAGGCTCGACACGATTGCCGACGCCTGCACGCTGCTCGCCGGTCTCCTGGGGCTCTTTCTCCTCGAAAGAGCGAGCCTCGAGCCCGAGCTTGAGTGGCTCGCCCTGTTCCTGGCGAGCTATGCCGCGGCCGCGATCACCGCGCTGGTCAAGTTCGGAACCCTGCCGGCCTACCACCTGTATCTGTCGAAGGCAGCCGCGGTCTCTGCCGGTGCCTTCTTCGTCTGGCTTTACCTGAACGGCTTTTCCCGGCCGTTCTTCCTCGGCGTGGTGGGTCTTGGGGTTCTGGCGAACATCGAGTCCGTGCTGGTAACGCTCCGTCTCGCACGCTTTCGAACCGACATCGGCAGCCTGTATTCCCTGCGTGCCCGGGCACGCGACGACGAGGGCTGAGACGGTCGCGCCGCCCTTCGCGCAGGCCTCCGGCCAGGACCGACGCGGCCCGCCATGCATCCATGGCCTAGTATGTCTCCACGTCGTTCACGAGGGTGGCGGTGCACATCCGGCCGACGACGCTGTCGCGCGCCGCCTGCCAGTCGAAGGTCGCCTGCACGCCCTGCGGCCCGGAGATCTCGATCCGGGGGCGCGGCAGGTAGACCGCGTGCACGGTGAAGGTGAAGCTTTCGCCCGAGGGCAGGACGTAGGCGAATTCCATCTCGCAGGCCTCGCCATTGATCGCCTGAGTCACCAGCGTCTGATCGGCGAAACGCACCTCGATCCGGCCGGTGAGCGCCGCGATGCTTGGGTCCGCCCCGTCTATACGGCCGTCGCTCCGAATGGTCTCGATCCGGTCGAGGTTGTTGGCATAGGTGATCTCGGCCGAGACCACGTTGCCGAGGGCCGAGCCGTTCCGGGTGATCGAGCCGTTGAAATGGCCAAAGCGCTTCAGCTCCAGCGCAGCGGGCGTTCCGGCGCCAGTCGTCGTGCCCACCGTCTCGCCCTGCGCCACCAGCCGCGCAGTCGCGGTCAGCAGCCCCGAGCGCTGCATCTGCCAGGTGATCTGGTCGAGCACGCAGCCGGAATACATCGCGTAGCGCGGGACCTCCGGCATGCCAGTCTCGATCGACATGCTGGGCAGCGTCCAGGACCCGGACTGGAACTCATGGCTGTATGGCGCTTCCGCACCCGTGGTCGTGGGTGCGCCGAACGCCGCCTTCAGCCAGAACCCGAAGGCCTCGGCGTCGAGCGGCACCACGACATCGCCGTCGGCGGTCACCGCGTCCTTGATCGGCGCCAGCGGATCGCGGCCGTAGCCGAGAAGCTCGGAGCTGATCAACGGCTGCTCCGCGCCGAGCGAGGTGCTGGCAAAGGGCATGCGGGTGAAGCCGCTCGCGGGCGGCGTGCCATAGACGGTCTCGAACGCGAGCGCCATCTGCGCGCGGGCGCCTTGTGCGCGTGGCATGGGGGTCTCCTTCCACTGGTTCGGGGTACCGCAACCGCAGCGGCTTAACCCTGCTGCCGGCCCTCGCTTGCCCGTCGCGATGCGATTGCCCACACTCCCGCCGGGGTCTGGTGGGGGCGTTCATGTTCAGTCGTTTCCGGTCGGCGCTGCAGGCGCGACGGGCCGCCATGGTCGAGGCGGAGGTGCTCGTCTTCCGCTTCGGCGCACGCGGCGTCGCCATGGCCCGGCACTTCGCAGAGGACGATGCGGCGACGGAGACGCGCCGGCGCCACTATCGCCGGGTCGCGCACCTCGCCGCGCGCCGGCATCGCGAGCTGGCGGACCTCGATGCCGCGACGCGGTATATCGAGGTGGCACGCTGGCAGCGGCGTCGCGCAACCGGAGAGAGCGGCATGCGGGTCGTCTCGTGAGACGCACGACCTATGCTCCTGTCCGCCGCCGGCACGGCCGTCCGAACTGGCACGGCATCGGAACCGCGGCGTTCGTATCCGGTATCGCGGTGCTCGGGCTCTACGCCAATCTCTCTGACGGCACCGCCGGTTCCGCGCCGAGCGGCGCCAGTGGTTTCACCGGGCAGGTCACACGGGTGGTCGATGGCGACACCTTCTGGATCAGCTCGAAGGACGTGCGGATCCGGGTCTGGGGGCTCGATGCCCCGGAATGGGACCGCCCGGGTGGCGCGCGGGCGACCGCGACGCTCACCCGTCTGATCGAGGGCGAGACCCTCACCTGCCGCCAGCGCGACATCGACCGCTACGGCCGGATCGTCGGCCAGTGCTATCTCATGGACGGGCGCGATATCACCGCCGCAATGATCGCTAGCGGCACCGCGCGGGAGTTCTGCCGATATTCGGGCAATCACTACGGCATGTGCTGAAGCCCGTCAGGCAAGCGGATCTGCCGTCGCATAGTGCAGCACCACCGGGATCACGGCGGCCTTCAGGCTGGCGGCACCCTCGACCGGCAGATCTACGGGGCGCGGCGCTTCCGCCTCCACCCAGTCGCAGAGCCCGCCCAGCGTACGGTCGGCGGCGAGCGCCGCGCCGATGCTGGCGGTCAGCATGTCGAAGGCGGCGTCACGGTTGGCGTCCTGGACGACCGCCTCGATCTCGGCGCGGTGCTGGTAGTGGTAGGCGAGCGGCGAAAGCGTCACCTCCGGCTCCCCCGGCTCGCCGTCGCGCAGAATCAGCAGGCCCTCGGCCGGCACGCGCTCGGGCAGCACCTCACCGCGCAGGGCGGTCGCGGACAGCGCAGAGAGCCGCGCGTGTAGCGCCGTGAGGATGGTTTCGCGATTGGTGGGCATGGTCGATCAGTCCCGGGGCAACTCTTGAAGACACAGTGCGGGAACTCGGTCGAGCTGATTTGGCGGCCATGCCGGCGTCTCTTGCGCCACACGGTCCCGTGGTTCAGTTGAGATTCGGGTCCGCCCAGTATCTGGTGCCGGCCGCCGTCGCAGAGACCTTCCATCCCTGTTTGGTCAGGACAAAGATCGCGCGACCGTCGACGAAATGGACTCCGAACTCCGCCTTGTCCTCGCCGAACATTGTCCCGGCCTCGGCTGTTGCGTCGTAGCCCATCGTGACGAACTCGTTGAAGTCCCATTCGTCCTGGAAGAGGAGGACAACCTGTGTCTCGAAGCCTCCGACACCCAGTGACATGCCAACGCCGGCCGTGCCCATGTTCATGTAGATGCGCCCGTCGCCCTTGCGTGAGATCGCGACGCCGCGCCCTGCGCCGGCCGCCAGGCCGAAGAGGACCAGTTTCCGAGTGTCGAAGACAGCATATCCCGCACTCATCTCGAAGAGGCCCGCGGCTTCGGGCTGCTCCGCGAAAAGCCGGGTCAGGGTGTCGCCGGCCATCGTGTCCAGCTTGGCCCGCGTCTCCTGCGGCGTCGGCTCGTTGGTCATCAGATCCACGGTGGAGTCCACGTTCCCCTCGATCGTGTCAGCAAGGTCAGCGGCACCCTTCTGCAACGCCGAAGCCCCTTGCTGGGCCTTGGAGACACCTTGCTGCAGCCGTTCACGCAGCGTTTGCGCGTCAGACCCGGCGCCAGGCACGATCGCGAGCGTGGTCAGGAGGGCCAGACGGGTAATCGGCATGGACGTCTCCATTCGGGCAGGGGCTCATGCACCGTCGACTCCTGAGGAACCGGACAGGCAGACCACATATCTCAGAAAGCCCCGAGTCCACACCATACGTGCCGACCGCCGAGCCGGCATGTGCCCGGGCAGAACCTCGCTGCGCAGGACGGGGGCGGGCTGGCTCATCTGGGCTGCGTGCAGCGTGGCGAGGATGGTTTCGCGGGGAGCGGGCATGTGTTTCTCAGATACCGTCGCTGGGCATCAGACCCCACGCGAGATGAACCCGCCGCACGACCTGCCGGAAGGTCGTGGGACGGGAGCGACCGGGAAGAGCCCAATGGTCACCCCGGTCGTGCTGACGGCAACTGCTCAATCCTTTAGAAGCGTGACGCTCCGGACCGCTTCCGGTCCGCGCGTGGCTGGGCTGTCGTTGGCTGGGTCAGTAGAACCCGACCTCGCGCACCTCGATCTCGGCGTCATGGTCGCGGCCATAGGCGACGACGGCGAGCGATGTCAGGCTGCCGGGCCGAGGCGCTCGGCGCAGCAGAGCGCCCGAGGCACGGAAGGCTTCGAACGGCAAGCGCACCTCGGTCCAGCGCCGCGTCACATCGAAGCCTGCCTGGTAGTACTGCCACGGCAGCACCGTCCCTGTCGTGCGCAGATGCACGAAGTAGCGCTGGTCATTGCCGCGTGCGACGAGTCGCACGCCGTTGGCACCCGCCGGCGGCGGACTGGCGAGGTCCAGCCGCAACTGAATGAAGCCACCTCGGTTCGCGGTACTGACTCGACCGGTCATCCGCGCATGACGCTGGCCGTCTTCCTCGACGAAGGCGACCTGCCCGGTCGAAACCCCGCCCATCACCGCGTCCGTGAAGAAGCGCCAGCGGGTTTCCGGCTGCATCGCGAAATCCTCGATCCTCGTGGCCTCGGCCACCGCGGGCGGCACTGCCAACAGGGTCAGGACAGCGGCCACGCCGAACGCGATGAGACCGCGCCGCTTCACTCCTATGCCTCCCTCCCAGGTTCTCCCGCGACCATATCATGCCGATCCGCCGCCGAGCCAGATGGCCAGCGGCTCCCGTTCGTCAGCCAGCGTCGGCCAACCCGCTCCCACCGCGGAGCCGCATGAAAAAGCCGGTGATCTCCTCCGGTGTCGCGCGATCCACGGCACCGTCGGCAACATCGCGCTGCGACCAGATCCACGTCGCTGCGGGATCGTGGAGCATCGTCCATTCACCGAACACCCGATCGGAGACGCGTTCGGCAACATGCACCTTCATCTCCAGGTGGCGGTCATCCCGTTCGATGCGCTCGAGGGCTTTTCTGACCTGCTCTTCGGGCCCTTCAAGCCATTGAAGATAGATGTCGGCGCGGCAGATGAGGGCGCCTGTGATGCCGTCCCGGGCGTTC